AGGATTAGATGATCCGGTTGATGATTTGCGATGATAGTTGCCATCTGCACCGCGTCGACTTCGCGTCGGATCTTCTTGCCTTTGGTAACAGCGAAGGTCGGCATATCATAGGTGGCGATGACGCCATCAAAGTAATGAGCGATCGCGCCACTGAGGCCGGGGTCGATCCCGATCACGCCGCTCATGCTGTCTGACCCGCAAGCTGGGCGATCCGCTTGAGCCGATCGATGGCGTCAGCGTCACGCTGCGGCAGATACTGGGTCAGGATGTCGTCGGCCAGTTGCGTCATCGACAAACCTTCTCTGGCCGCGACTTTTTTTAGCGCGGCGTGTGTCGAAGCCGATAACCAGAGTTGGGTTTGGATCTTTTTTGCCACGTCAAATTCCTAGATGTTGTGTGTGGGTCCGTTTGAGAACTGTACATCTATGGACGAGGACGATTTTTTTGTCAAGAACCGACTTGTACTATTTTAGTACCATTTGGGTACTTGACAGTGATGGTACAAGATTGGTACAAGATGGGCATACCGAGAGAGGAGCGATTAAATGTCCATTGCATTTCAAAGATCAGACGTCGGGATGCACAAGGTGATTGTAAACTTTCACCAGGTTGGCTGGCTGTTCAGCAGTCGCAAGGGATGGATCTTCAAGCCGCACTTCAGCCAGACAATATCTGAAGAGATCGTGCAGAAGATCAACAGCCGTAAAAATCTCCGGCTGAAGGAAATTAAAGAGATCGTCGTTTTGGCATTTTCAAATTAAGGGTGACCGATCGTGGCACAGCACAATGGTAAGTTCGTAGCATATTACAGGGTCAGCACCTTGCGGCAGGGACAGTCAGGCCTCGGCCTCGATGCCCAGCGCAAGACCGTGGCTGAATATCTGAACGGCGGGAACTGGTCATTGGTCGAAGAATTTGTCGAAGTCGAAAGCGGATCTGGCAAAAAGCACCGGCCGCAATTGGAAGCAGCGATCGCCGCCTGTAAGAAACACAAGGCAACATTGATCGTCGCCAAGCTCGATCGGTTATACCGCAATGTTCACTTTGTCACCAAGTTGATGGAAGATCGTATCGACTTCATCTGCTGCGATATGCCTGAAGCGAACAAGCTGACGATCCATATCCTGGCGGCCGTCGCCGAGCATGAGCGCGAGGTTATTTCGGAGCGTACAAAGGCGGCCTTGGCCGCCCTCAAAGCGCGGGGCGCGGAACTCGGCTCACCAACCCCAGAGATCGGCAGTAAGGCCGGGAATAAGGTAAAGGTTCAAAAGGCCGACAAATATGCTTCTAACGTTAAACCTATTATTTCTTCACTGATTGAAAGCGGTGCTGCTACAACACTGCGCGAAATTGCGAGAGCATTGCAGAACAGGGGCATCAAGACACCGAGGGGCGGCGAGGTGTGGCATCCGTCACAGGTGTCAAATATAATGAAAAGGGGGACATGATATATGCATCACGATGTGCCTAAACGGAACAGTGCTGTGTATTTCCAGAGCGAATGCACCCGCATCACCGTGCCGATGGTTTGCTTGGACGATATCCACTCAGCCGCAATCATCCTACGAAAACTTGCTGACGATCTGGCCGAGATCGCTGCACATGAGCAGCGGATTACGGCGAAGATCCTCGAGGCCAGAATGCACTGCACATGGGCCTCGATGGATCTGAAGCGCGGCAGCAAATACAAGGGCAAGACCACATAATCTTGTGGTAGAATAATCTCAACCGTTTGAGAAGTTGATTATCAATACTTGGGGGCAAGGCCTTGATAAAAATACAAGCATATCCGTTAAAGTCGCATAATTTATATTCAGATAAATCGACAGCAATATCAGCATGTTGTGCCTCGGCAAAAGGGGCAGATAAGGCTGTCGATCTGATGGATCTGCACCGCTACCGGGCGCAGTTCTGGCAAAAACTGCAAGATATGCAGGCCGATCCCACGCACTACTTCCATGACCACCCGTTCTGGGAAAGGTTCCGCGAGATCCGCGACCGCCTCTTTGAACTCGATCAACAGATCATCACCGGGCGGGTGCCGTCATGACCCACGATCTTCAAAAATTCACAGAGGCAGACCTTCGTGCCGCCTTGGCGTCACCTAACTACCCGCCGGCTAGTCGTTTAGAGATTGCGACCGAGTTGGCATATCGACTGAAAGATAATCACGTCCACAGTTCCACAAACCTACAGGAGCGAAAAATTAATGGTAGGTAAACTAACAGATGGTCGTCACGCATCATGTTCCGTGCTACCCGCAATCATGGGCGTATCGCCATGGTCAACGAGAAACGATGCATTGAACCGGTGCCTGATGGAGCGGGATGGCACCCCGATTGATTGGGAAGGCAACGAGGCCACGGGTTGGGGCAACCGCCTCGAGCCGGTCATTATGCAAGAGATGGCAGACCGTCTGGGGCTGGACGGATGGTACGAGCCAAAGCAGGGGTTCAGTCACCCGACGCTGCCGCTGGCCGCCAGCCTCGATGGGGTAGGGCATGCCAGTGGTCAGGTCATCAAGCATGACCCTGCCAATGGCATCTATGTCATTGGGGCCGACGCGGTCACGCTCAACAGCGACATTGTGATGGAGAGCAAGCTGACCCGCGCCGATGCTGAGTTGGTGCCGGCGCCGTTCCGTGGCCCGGTGCAGGTGCAGGGTTGCATGATGTGTACCGGGTTGTCGTATGCCGCGATCGGGGTGCTGTATGGCGGCGTCGAGTTGCGGATCTTCGTCTATCCCACCAACCCCAAGCTGATGACACAGATTGCCGACGCCGTTTTGGATTTCGAGCGGCGCTTGGAAGAGCGGGAATATTACCCCGCCGAGAGTTCAGCCGACTGCGATATTATCTGGCCGACAGTCGATAATAGCGAGCCGGTGATTAATCTGCCGGCCGCCATCGATGATGTCGATATTTTGGAACTGGTAGAGGCGCACCACGCCGCATCGCAGGCGAAGAAAGCGTGTGATGCCACTAAGGATGACGTTGAGTTGGTGCTGAAGGAACTGCTGGGCAACCATGAAACTGGTCGCATCGGCGACTACGAGGTGAAATGGCCGATGCGTCACTACCAGGCGCAACCTGAAAAAGTGACGCCAGCCAAGCCGGCTTATTCCAAGCGGCAGTCAACCCTCACGATCAAGAAAGTGTCCTGATATGTCGCCCAGAACTTTGAGAACTGTACAAGATACAGCGCGTCTGCTGCGACAGTTTCTTGTTGAATTACACACAAATCAGACCGTACCTGGCGCGTTCATGCGCCAGGACACGGCAGAGTTGGTCGTCATCGGTATAGCCGACGTGATGCTGTCGATGTGCGTTGATGATAGTGAACGTGAAGAGGGGCAGGGGTGATGGTCTTTTATTGGATCGGGTACGGCGCCGCTGTGGCATCGCGGTTCTTGATTAAGTACCTGTTGCCGTTTTTTGTGTTCATGGCCGGCGTAGTCGTTTGCTGGATCCTCGTGTTTAACGCCATCGATAAAAAGATGGCTGAGTGCAGCGAGATATACCAAGAGTGCGGCGGCGTGTATTGCCCTAAGGATGAAACGAAATGACCCCGCGCGAACAAATCATCGCCCTAATCGGTGAAGCCGCCCTCACCGCACTTGAATCCTCTGGCTACATCGTAAGGCCGCGAGAGGCGACGGATGGTATGGAGAAGGCTGCGGCAGTTTGCCTATATGAGCCGAACTTTCCGAGTGATGTGGAGCGCATCGACACCGCCATGACCGAAGCATGGGAAAAGGAACAGAACGATGACTGACCTCATATCCAAACTGGAAGCAGCAACGGAAGGCAGCAGGGAACTGGATCGGGAGTCCACCAATGACTGAGCAATGGCACCAGCCCGGCGAAAGCCCCCGCGATTGGACGGAAGATTTCGACCATGAGAACGGGGAATACCTGAACCGTTGCCAAGATTGTGGTGGGGATTTCTACGGTCACAAGCGCCGCCGCGAATGTAAGGAATGCACGACCCGCAATCTCGCCCTTGAGGGCATCGACCGCGCCGCACAGGCGGATGACCTGTTGAAGCCCAGAGACGACATAAGCGAATACGTGCAGCGGGCCGACATTGCCGCAGAGCGTGCCATAGAGCGTCGGAAAGCAATCTTAGACAGAACGCCGGAACAACAACCCACAGAGGAGAGTGTGCGAGAGATTGCAAGGTGGCTTCGACGCACACCTGATCTTGTGATGCAATTTGACGCGCTTCACCAAATCCGCTTCTCGAGCGCCGCCACCCTCCTCGAAACCCTCCTAGCCGAGAACAAGATGCTGCGAGAACGTGAAGCCACAATAACACAGATAGCGTATGACAAGGGCCGCGTAGATGCGTTGCCCTCTGGTCACGTTGTTGTTGAAGTCAATCAATACGAATTGCTGCGCGAGGAAGCACTCAGCCCCCATTACAACCCCGCCACATACGTCGCCGTGCGGAGGGAGCCGACAGATGCGGTTTTGGCGCGAGGGATAAGCCAATACGAGAACAGTACGGGCGGTGATCGCCTTCCTGACGCCGACGGCTCTGATTACAACATCATGCGGGACATCTACAAAGCCATGCTCACCGCAGCACAGGAGGGGGAGTGATGTTGTTCTTCATCCGCGTTAAATCGTTCAAGTGCGGGGATGACGGGGATTTTCATCTGCGCCCCGTTGGTGTGAGTTTTATCAGTCCATACGCCAGAAATGTTCGTGTCCATCCGAAAACCTTTGCAATGGTGACCCGGCGATGACTGACAGCACAGACAGCGACGAACTGGTGAGCGTGTCTTTCAGCAAACCCCAAGCGGCAATCATACACCCGCCCGCAACGGTGCTTGATCCATGTCCAGGTTGGCAGTTTATCGCCGATGCAAACACAGGTGTCTATCACCACTTGCCAACGCCGGAGTGGCTTCAAGAACAGACCGACCGCATCAAGGAGCTAGAGCGGTCGCTGCATGTGGCGCTCGCGGAAAAGAATATGATCGAAACCACGCTTGGCGAGGAGCGCACCGAAGCCGACACGCTGGCGGTGGCTGTTTTGGGGCTTATGGGGGATGGTGGGTTTAACGAAGCCCTCGCAATCGCAGAACGAAGGGTGTCCAGTCAGGAAACGTCCCCAATCTCAGACGGAGAAACGTGATGGAATGGCTTGGGTTTTTCATGGGCGAACTGACGCGGTGGTTTTTGCTTTCGGTGGCCGCGACGATGGGCGTATGGGCCGGGATAAAGCTGGCGACCATATTATTTGGCCCTATCAGGGTGAACACCACCAACATTCCGTCCGTTCAAAGACACGGAGACAGGCGCGATGAAATCCCCATTGCAGATCGGTGTGTCGCGTGTGGTTGGGACCGAAAGGAACACTCATACAACGGCGCTTGTTATGGGCTATGCGGTGAATTTCATCCGTCCGACAAGTCGCAAGGCGGTGACGCATGAGCGCCGGAGGCTTGCAGCGCATCCTTGATAAACAGGCGGCATTGAATGTGTTGCGTCCAGTGCGATGCCGGATTCCGGTGTCGAGTAATGTTGGTCAGAAACGGTTGGGAAATCGGAAATGCACATGATCAGCCTTTTCGATAAAACCGGAGTAATGGCGCGGCCCTGGGTTGATGCTGGATATGATGCAATCTGCGTTGATTTACAGCATGACGGCGACGAGGTGCGCGACGGCATCCGGTTTATCAAATCTGACATGAGAACATGGGTGCCTGATCGGTCTGTCGTTGAAGATGGCGTCGTATTCGTTGCCGCCTTCCCGCCGTGTGATCATCTGGCCGTATCAGGTGCGCGGTGGTTCGCTGGCAAGGGCCTTGGCGCTCTGGCTCACTCCATACAGCTATTTGAGCGGGCTGCATTTTGGTGCGAGTGGTTTGGCGCTCCGTACTGTATTGAAAACCCTGTCAGCACGATTTCAAGCTACTGGCGGAAGGCAGACCACACCTTCCATCCGTGGCATTATTGCGGGCTTGAGCGGGCCGATGAATACACCAAGAAAACGTGCCTTTGGACAGGCGGCGGTTTTGTGATGCCGCCACCACAACATCCCGACGATGTGGCCCCGGACGACCGCATTCACAAGGCTGCGCCTGGACCGGAACGGGCGAATTTCAGGAGTGCAACGCCTATGGGATTTGCCAGGGCGGTGTTTGAAGCAAACCGGCCTCAACGTGTGGCCGCTTACCGCATGAGAACACAAATGAACCCTGAATTACGTGCAATCGCACAGCTAGAAGGTGACATCTAAAACGAGCGAGGAACGGACAATGAGTGATGAATTAGAAGCGGCGGCAAAAGAGTTTTACGAGGCATCCCGGCGCAAGGTGTCAGGCCGACCACCATGGGATCGCCTAAACCCCAAAGACCCTTACGATATGGGGATGAAGCAGCGGGCATACGATGAGGCGAATAAAGCCCTGTCGTCTGTAGCCGAATAAACGAGGGCTAATTGATGGGCACAGAACAACACTGGCTGGCGGAATTAGATCAGTACGGCAACGCCAGCCTGATCGACGGCCCGCATCCTGACCGCGCTGGAGTTGAGCAAGCCGCGTATCTTCTTGAGCGCCTTGGCCTTAAGAAAGGCCGCCGCTTCGCCGCTGCCCATGTGTTGTTGTCCGAAGTCGAAGCTAAACCCCACGACACCAACGAGGACGCCTTGGCGACATTGAACGCCGCTGGGCTGCGTCCGTAAATGAGGGACCAGACGATGCGATGGACACCGAATAAAATTATAGGTTTATCTCTATGGCTGACATTTCTTGTCATGGTCATTCATCTTTTTGTAGCGCACTAACGAGCCTTTGGAGGGCATGAAATGAAACACGCAAGACCAGATTATAACCGCATCCAAGACCCTGCCGGGCTGATACCGGACAATGAGCCGGTGTTTTTGCTGCGTGGGCAAGATCAGCACGCGGCGGCAACTGTTCGGTTTTACGCTGATGCCGTGGAGGCCGCAGGAGGTGACATTGAAATTGTCACTCAGTCGCGCCGCCAAGCTGATGCAATGGACAGTTGGACGAAGCATAAAGCGCCAGATATGGCCGCAGATTAACGAGGCTCAGAGACACATGAACGAGAAAACAAAAACCACACTTTTATGCGCCTTGGCTGCTGCTGCGTTGTTCGCAATAGCGGTGCCGTTGGCGCTTCCGTAAACGAGCGTTTAAGCGGTCACGTTGTCGCACCGCAAGACAAGCCGACGACACATTCAATGGAGTTAGAACCCATGAGTACCAACATCGAAGCATTGATTAAGAAAGCTGGTGACGCCGACGACCCGTTACACGCGATGCAGTATGCACAGGCGGCGCTTAACGCTGCCAACGCCGAGCGCGTGATGGTCGACACGAAGCAAGCCGACAAGAAATAACAATCGCGGGCGGTGGTCGGTGACTGCCGCCCGTTTTGGAGCCTTAAACGACCCACAGATCCGCTTCGGCCTGACGCCGGCGCACAAGTCCGTTCAATCGCTGCCCCTTCGCAAACACCCACCGCATAAGCTGTTTCGGTGCCTGATCCAGATCGCCCCGATTAATCACCTTCCGCAGCGTTGAGATTTTCAGATTGGCAGGGCCACAGTTGAAAGCGAAGTCAATCAAGGCCGCTTCCTGATTATCATTCAGATCGACATCGATGTAAGCCCGCACAAATTTTTGTGATCGGGCAATATCTTGCGTCAAGTCAGCGTAAGCCTGGGCCACCGTAATGGCTGGATACTTATCCAGCGGCTCAAATATCACTGTGGAGAGCAATCTGCCATATCCTTGCGTCGGATACCCCACAGGATCGTGATATGGCTCTATCAGGGCTGTGG